AAAGTACCTGATCCGTTTGTTTTTAAAAATGTATCTGCTGATCCATCAGCATTTGGAAAAGTCAATCCATCAAGAACAATGTTTCCTGAACCATTTGGTGTAATAGTGATGTTACCATTAGCAGCATCTACGATTGTGATATTACCTGAGTTTGTACCACTATTAGTATCTAATATTAAATTGTGTGCACCATTAGATGTAATTGTTGCATCTGCTGCTCCTGTACCAACTTTTGTTTCACCAGTTCCTTTTGGAATTAAAGCAATATCAATATTAGAGTCATCTCCAGTTGCTGATAGGCTAGGTGCATTACCTGTAGCTGCGTTTGTAATATCAAATTGATTTACAGCAGATGATGTTGTTTGAAATATAATTTGTTCATTTCCATTCTCATCATTAATTCCATGTGCATCGTCAAATGCAATGTTAAAATCGTTTGTATCTAGATCTCCACCCAATTGTGGTGATGTATCTTCAACAATGTTCTGCATTCCTAATGCAACTTCTTTTATATCAGGGTTAGTTCCATCATTAGCTGATGCAATAACAACTTTATCTCCTTTATCTGTTGCTGCAAAAGTTACAGAAGAACCTGAACCACTTGCGTATTTAAATTGAACAGTATGAGAACCAGATGTTGAATTTCTTAAAAAATAAAAAGTTTGAACGTCGATTGGAATAGTTACAATTTGATTTCCAGAAATAGTTCCTGTAAATTCTATCATTCTATGTGCAAGTTCTGCACCAGTTGATCCATCGCTAACTGATAACGCAGTTGTTTGAGCACCACCTGCTATTGATTTAGCAATATAGCCACCCGCAACTTGTTCAACTATTTGTAAATTTGTATTGGTTTTTGTACCCCATGTACCGGCGTTTTCACCGGTTGCCATTAATTCAATACCTAGAGGCGAATATGTAGATGCCATAAATTTTATCTCCTATGCAGCGTCAGTATAACTTGTATTTGATCCAGTTGCAACATTTGAATACGAACCATTTGAGCCCGTAGTCTTATTAGAGTATGACGTATTTGATCCTGTAGATTCATCAGAATACGACGTATTCGAGCCTGTTGTTTTGTTACTATACGATGTATTTGAGCCGCTGTCAATATTAGCATAATGTTGTATACCTAAAATACCTGTTGTTGAAGTAATTTCATCTGTAATTAATCCTTGAACAATATCTGCAATATCAAATGACCCAGTAGCAGATGTTGCTACTTGACTTGATAAACCAATTGACATTTCATCTGGAGATAATGATCCAACGGCAGATGTTGCTTCTACGCCAGTAACATCAATTAATTCAACAGATCCTATTTCAATACTTCCAACACTTGTTGTAGCAGAAACACCAGTTATTTCTGCTGGACCAAATTCTAATCCTAATGTACCAATACCTGAAGTAGCAGCTATTCCTGATATTGCAGCAGGACCAAACTCTAAACCTAATGTGCCTTGACCTACAGTTGCTTCTTGTCCTGTAATTGCAGGAGTTGAATCTAATTTAATAGTTGTAGATCCAACACTTGTTGTAACCTCTTGACCAGATAATCCGACAACATCTGCAGGAGCTATCGATCCAACACTAGCTGTTGCGTCTATACCAACTATACCAATAACTTGATTTGGAGATTCACCCCAACTTAAATCACCCCATTCATCTCTACCCCAACCAACTAAAGTTCCTGTGTAAGATAAAGTAGGTGTTGCAAAATCAGACTGCACACCTGTTAACGGTACACCTATTTCACCTATAATTGTTGGAGAGCCAACACTTGTTGTCATAGAGTGATTTGCACCAATCATCTCTAAAAGATATGTGACTCCCATAGTGATAGAACCAGGAGAAGCGGTTGCTTCTTGACCGCTTAATTCATATGTAAAACCTAATGTAGGTGAACCAACACTAGATGTGAATTCTAATCCAGTAGGAATATCTGTGTAGTCTACCTGTACAGAAAGATCACCAACACTCGTAGTTGCTTCTTGACCAGAAAGAAAAACATTTGAAGTTAAATCAAAAGAAAAAGATCCAACGTTTGTTGTTACAGATTGACCATCGGGTGTAATTGTTTGATCAGAAAGATCTCCCCATCCACCTTCACCACTCCAGGCTTGTGCACCCCAACCTGTTTTTAAAGTTGTAGCATCACCCCAATTAGCCTGATTCCAGGTTAATCGGCCCCATCCTGAAGTAACGTCGGGCACTTGACCCTCCTTACGCTATACGAATGATTGCGTTGCTTGCGTCTGCTGTTGGAAATTGAATTGTAAATGTTCCGCTAGATACTGTTTTGTCACCACCGAAAGCGATAACAGCAACAGCTTTGTCAGATTGTGTATCGTTATAAATTAATGCACCATTTGCTGTAAAAGAAGCAGATGTAAAACTTACGTCTGCAAAATCACAAAATGCAGTTGTTCCAGAAGTTGTTGGAGTAACACTTGTTAATGTTGCACCACCTGCAGAATATGCAGATCCAGATGTATTAGAAATTTCTTCTGAAGTTGAATATGCAGTTGTGCCTGCCCCTAAACTAGCATCACTGTCGTATAATGCTATTTTAAAAGTATTACCACTTGACGCAGTAAAATTATGTGTACCTACCAAAATTTCTTGTTTGAAACTTGTACAAATTGCCGATGATATTGCCATAATTTATCTCCTATGGGTTTGCCGAGGTTACTGGAATACGAACAGCGCCATCAGTGTAGTCGTCTCTTCGTCTTCTACCAACTTGCTCGTTAGCAAACTTCTGTACCTCTTGTTTATACTTATTTTCGTATAGTGTCAACATGTCTATCGGACCTTTTAAAAATCCATATGCTTCTGATAAGCAGCAATATAAAAGACCATTTGGAAAGTTAAGACTAATGTAATTAGTTCCATCTGCTCCCTCCAATAATGCCGGTGCTGCATTATAATGAACCCTAAATGAGTAAGTTTGATCTGGAACAGGAGCAAACATTATTCTTCCAGAAGTAGTATCAGACTCTCCTGTTGCACCACCAAACATAGCGTAATATTTAGGTTGTCCTCTTTCAGAGGATTCAGTTGATGGGACATACTCTTGTAAATATGAAATGTCTTTTTTCTCTAAAAATACGTTTGCCCCTGTAGTAGCAGAAGTAGAATCATAAACTTGTAAAGCTCTAATAAAAACTGCTCCTGCTGGAGCATTGATTGTTTCTTGACCTACAACTAAATTACCTGTTTGTTGTTTCCTATCAGCATCAATAGGGACGTCTCTAAAAATTCTATATTGTGCATTTAATATTATATTTTCTAATACACTATCTGATAATACAGTTGAGTCTGTTTCAGTGTAACTTCTTATTTGTGTTTTTAATCCGGATGCACTTAATCCTGCCATTATTTCGCTCCTGCTAGTTCCCTACATTTAGGGCAACGATGTTTATATTTATTGTGTTCGTCACAATAACCTTTTACCTCTTCATATAAAACAAGATGTGGATCTTGTTTCTCAGGTTTAAATTTATTTTTTATCCAATTCCAAATTTTATTAATCATGCTTCTATTGTTACAGGTCCAACGGAACAACCGTAACCTCCTCCTTTTATATTACCACTTGTAGCAGTATTTGTGTCAACTGTAAAAAAGAAAAAATTACTAGTTGTATAATCACTTGATGCATCTCTAGCTCCACTTCTATATCTACCTGTTCTTATTGTATATCCTGCAGATTTTGCAATATTAGATCCAGCTATACCATCAAAATCTTCTGGATTAGCATAAACAAAACTTCCCGTACCTGCAGAAGTAGTTGGTGGACCTCTAAATCTGTATGTTGTTGAATCTGTTAATCCATGACCAGGTGAGAATACATTTATAATACCTGATCCTGCTTCATATGTTTCAAAACCATTGTCTGGTATTCTAACAGTTGTAGCTGGTTCATTTCTATCTGTTCTCACATGTAATAATGCAACTCCATCTGGACTTTGTGGTTTTGGTTCCAATTGTGGTTGCTTTGGTTCAAATTCTGAAACATGAACAAACGCTCCATTCCATTCTCTAACCATTTCTCTATATGGAAATTCCATACCAGATCTATCTGATATTGCTTTTGCGTATTTACCTGTTGCGTATTTTCCCATTATGTTCCTGGATAATAAGTTTTAGGTGTTATGTGAGTGCTAGAAGCAGAACCATCTTCTGCTAATGCTCTTGCTAATTCATCCTCGTAATAAAGTTTCATAGCCTGCACCATTTGTGGTTGATATTTTTGTGCTAAATAAAACGCAAGTCCTGATACCATACAAGGTACAAATCTAAATGGTATATCAGTTGCATTTGTATAATCACCTATGTCTTGAATTTTTTTTATATAATAAAAATGCATGTCTTTAGATGCATTAGTAGAATCAGGTGTTGGATAAACACTAATACTTATGTGGTCAATAAATCTTTGCACCCAGTATTGATTAGGTGTACCTTTAGAAAGTTTATTTGAAAATCCTGCATAAGTTGATCTATCAACTTTAGTCATAGGACTATCTGATTGTGTGGTTTGAGTTCTATTAGATCTTAATTGCGCTTCAAGGACATCGGATATTCCATACACACCATTTGGTGTAGAAGTAGCACTTGTGCCATCGCCACTTGATCTAAAAAATTTATACTCGGCTTGTCCTTCGATTAAATCAAGATTAAGTTCTCCTATTTCCCAATAGTGAATACCTCTATTACCCCATTCTTGAAATAAAATATTAAGAGATCTTCGGGCTGACTTCATTTGATAGCCAGCCACAGAATTTAATCCAATACGTTCAAAAGCCTCTTCTATGATTTCATCAATAGCAAAAGTTTTATCGAACGTTGCTGTTCCCGAAGTAGTATTAGCCATTTAAACTCCTACGATTCGTAAACTTTAATCCATTCACAAACGATTGTACCTGTATCTC